TGAGATACACCCCCGGACGCAGCCTCACCTCCGCGTCCGGTCGCAATGCCGTCGATAGCGTCCATGGCTCCACCGCGACGACTTCCGACGCGCTGGCGCAGATCGCGGTGTTCGCCAATACGAGCACATTCGTCTCGCCAACCACATATGCCCCCGGCGTCAGGGGCGCCGTCGTGCGCGTGAGCTGCCCGCCGGACACGGAGAACTGCCCGTGGTAGGCCCCATTTGGAGCACTGATCGCCAGCGGCGCGAACGACGTGAGGTCAAGCTCGCCGAGGAGGATCGAAGACACCGCCACGTCTCCCTTACGGGATAAAACGCGAGGAGGCAGCGCAAGACTGAGATGCATGGAGAGTCCCCCTAAACGAGAGGCGCCCCGCCGAGGCGGGTTTGTCAGACTGAGTGCGGAGAGGTCAGTCGCGCGGGTTGCGCTTGCGGTCCCAGATGGCGAGGAGTCGCCTCTGGGTTTCGTATTGCCGGAGGCGGATCGCTTCGATCCGGTCCTCCTTGGCGTCATCGGGCATCCCGGACGCCTGGATCTTCTTCTCTTCGTCGCGGAGCGCGCGGAGCTGCTTCTCGTAGACCTTCACGGGCTCCAGCATCGAGGTCAGGAGCGGGTCGCGCGCCCGAGCCTCGCGCACCGCCTGCATGTCGCCGGCCTTGGTGAAGCCCTTGATCTCGTTCGCGAGCGCGCTCACTTCGTCCGTGATCGAATCATAGGCCCGCCAGGTCGGCATCTCCCCCACGGTCTCCGCGTAGATTTGCCGGATGAACGGGGTCTTCTCCGCATCGAGAGGATCACCCTTGAGGAAGCCTGCCGCGGTCTTTTCGAGGTTCTGCGCCAGCCGGCCGAAGCCGCCGAGATAGGAGGAAACGAGATGGTCGACGTTCTCCGGGGAGACGGAGATCGCCCCCTCACGGAACTGGTTCCCGCCGCTTTTCTCGTTGAGCCATTTGGTGATCGTCCGAGAAGTCCCGGAGACGTTAGGATAGAACTTCTCGGAATCCGGACGGGGATCGTTCGGATAGTCCGGCCGGATCGTGGAGCCGAAGAAATTCTGGTTTCGGTAGATGTCCATGAGCGGGTCGATCACGGTCGGCGTGAGGACCGCGATGATGTCTTGCCCGCCAATGGGGTTGAAGCTGTTGATCGCGGCTCCGCCGACATTGGCCGCCGCCTCCATCGGGTCGGTCCCGTGCATGAGAACGCGGCCGATCTCCGTCCCGATGACCTTGAAGACGTTGAATCCATAGGGCAGCGGGATTTTCCCGAACGTGCCAGGCTCCCCTCCAATGAGGGAAAGCGGGAGGACAAGATTTCGCTCCCGGACATAGGCGTCCAGCTTCTCGTATTCGTCCTCGTCGTCGAGCCCCATCATCGCTTCGAGCGCGCCCATGAGGACGAGCCCGCCGAGCGCCTTCTGTGTGAAGCCGGATGTCATCGCGGACTTCAGGAGCCGCGCGTTGCCCTGCACCGCGGCATTGAAAAACATATACAGGGCGTTGATTGCAGGGCCTAATTCGCCCTTGCGGTTGAAGTTGACCGTGAGTTCGCGGGCGATGCTCGCCGCCTTCGCCTTCGGAATGCCGGCGTCGATCGCCGCCTTGTAGGCCGCGATGCGGATCGCGTTCTCCCCCGCCCCGGTGAAGACCTGAATGAAGTCCATCGCCGCCTTTGGCCCGGCGAGAGCCATCCGCCGCAGCTTCGACTCGCTGATCTCGCCCTCGATCAGGCTCTTGAAGCCCTGGACGTCGCGGGTCTCGATGTAGTCGACCTTCCCGCCCTGTTCCGCGAAGTCCGCGGCAATGGCCCGCCACGGGCTGTTGCCCGTTCCGGAAAGGTGCTGCGCCGCGCCGAGCATGGCCTTCGGCCAGTTCTTGAACATGGCCCGGCCGAGGCCCCTCTTTCCCTCGTCACTGATCTGGATGCCCGCCGTCTGAAGGTCGCGGGCGATGTTCGTCACGAACCATTCGATGTTCAATGTGGTGTTGAGCATCGACATCAGCCGGGTCACGGCGCCGAGCGCCCGCGTCAGCACGAAACCGTTGTCCGGGTTCAGGTTCTTCATCGCGGACGCGAGATCGCGGTTCTCGATGCGTATCAGCACTTCCTCGCCGCCGACCTTCACGATGAGGACGTGATCGTCCATCCGCGACGCGGCGACCTTCTCTCGGCGCGCGACATCCTTCCGGACCATGACGGGGAGACCGGTCGCCGGGTCGACCTCCGTGACCAGCTTCGACTTGATCCGGGTCGTGGTCTCCGGCTTGTCGATGCTCCACGCCGCCGGGTTCGGGTTCGCCTGCGCCAGCCGGAGGAACGCCTTCCCGACGCGGTTCTTCTCGGACTTGATGATGGAGTTCGCCCGCATCGCGAGGAGCGTCCCGAGAGGGGAGTCCGCGCGCGTCGTGCGGCCCGCAGCGCGCTTGTCCTGCCCCCGTGTGTCGAAGCCCCGGCCGATGCCCATACCGCCGGCGTCCTCGTCTGCCTCCAATCCCCGAAGGGGAGTGTAGTGCTTGTAGGTCGCGAGGTAAGCGTCGGCCTGCTCCTGCGAGATCAGCCCCGCGGCCACCTCTTGTGCGAGCCGCTGGCGGTTGATCGTGTCGGCCTTCCTCGCCACCTCCCGGAACTTCGCCGCGCGCGGGTCGGCCGCCACCCTCCTCATAACGCCGTCCACCCATTCCTGGGAGAAGCCGGAGCCGCCCTTGATCGTCGGGTCCGTCGTCGCCTTCACAAAGTCATGGTTCGGATCTTCGTCCTCGTAGAGCGTCGCGATCTTTGCGTTGCGCTCCTCGACGTGCCGGGCGATCAGGAAGTCGTCCATCTCCTGCGGCGTGATCTTCGCGTCCCGGAGGGTCTGCGTGATCCCGCGGACGTCGCCCTCGTAGAACTCCCTCAGACGCTCGCCAGCGCGGCCGTAGTAGAGGCTCTCCGCCATGTAGGCGTCCTGCGCCAGCCCGACTGTGCCCCCGGCCTTCTGGATGGCCTCCTGCTGCCTCCGGAGCGGGCTCATCTTGTCGGAGAAGTTCCGCCGGACGACATAGTAGGTGTCGCGCCACGTCTCCGCGTCGGCGAGGGCGCCCCAATTCCGGGGCTTGAAGAGTTCGGCGACCTGGCGCGCGGAGCGGGATTCGAAGGTCTCGAAGGCTCCGGAGGAGGTAGGGGCGCGGCGCTCGCGGCTCGCATTTCCGGCCGCGCCCATGCCGCGCCGCCCGACCTCCCCGCTCGCCGCCCGCCCGAACACATCCGCCGCGCTCTGGAAGCCCTGCCCGGTCATCCATCTCCCCAGCGCTTCCATGAACTGCGCGATCTTCCGCAGGGCCTTCCGGGCGCTCAGGGGCTCGCGGGCGTCCTCCTTGGCCCGCTGGGTGGCGAACTCTTCGGCGATGGCCTCCTCGATCCAGAGAGCCTCCCACGCCGCCGGGTTCTCCTCGAACGCGCCAAGCTGCTCGATCAGCCGCGGGTCGGTCGTCGGATACCGCTCCTTGACGTTGTGCCGCTTGATCCACGACTGCCGCGCCCGGCGGGAGAGCACCTCCCATTCCGCATCGGTAAAGAGCCCGAGATTGTAGAGCGCGTGGATGGCCTCGTGGTCGAGGGTGGCGTTGCCGTCCGCCGCCCCGATCAGGACGCGGGCGCCGTCGCTGTCCATGACGAACGCGCCGGCCCGGTCAGGGCGGCCCTCGCGCTCGACGCGCACGCCGGGGAGGATGGCGTCGAGGCGGGACTGGAGGTCGGCGATTTGTGCATCGGTTGCAGGGGTGGAAGTGGATGCCTCGCGGCGCTCGCGAACGATCCCGCGCGACAGCCCTGTGATCTCTTTCCCCTGCATGAACCGATTGAGAACGGGGCCACCGCGCTCGCCCGAGGGGATGAAGGCCCGCATCTGGCCGTTCACGACCTCCATCAACATGCCCATGCTCTGAAACGGGCCGCCGACGCGCTTGTCTCCAAATGCGCGATCCGGAGGGGAGTAGACTTCCATCCGCTGCTCGCCGCCCACGCGCCTGCGGACGATGCTGTGCCCGCTGTTCAGGTTGATCCGCGTCCCGCCCATGACCGCCTGCTGCATCTCTTCAGGCGTCATTCGGATCGCTTCGACGCCAACGCCCAGGTTCTTCAGCGTGTCATTCAGCCATGAGCCACGGATCACCCTGCCCATGACGGACGTCCCGTCATCAAGTTCGATCTTCTTGATGATGGGATCCACTCGCGGGAGCTTGGACCATACCGGAAGCAGGGATCCGGTAATCATGTGCGTCGTCGTCGAGTAGGTGTCAGGAAGCTCGGCGAGCTCCGCCTCCCAAATCTCCGCGGCCACTTCGGCGGCCGACTTGTCGCCGTCGCGCGGCATCTGGCCATAGCTTTGATCGCGCCGGGATTGCGGAAGGCGCTCACCACCATAGGCGCCGCTGTCAACGCCTCGGCGGATATAGCCCGCCTCGACGGACCCATCGTCCAGCGTGATCGAGGACGTGGGCGCGAAGTGGTAAATTCGCCCCGTCTCGCGCGAGACGCGGAAACTTCCGCTCGCCGGCAGATCTTCGAACGCCAGCCGTTGCTGGGTGTGCTGTGTCTCGAAGCGGACGTATTCCGTCTTGATCTCGCCCGCCTCGTAGACGGTCTGACGCGCGATCTCCTTGGCCCCCTGATGCTCGATCCGCACGACGCCCGTGTTGTAGGTGCCGCGGCTCACCGCATAGGCGACGCTGGACTCCATGCGGCGCATGAACTCCCCGAACACTTGCTCCTGCCGGTCCAGCGTCAGAGACAGAACGCGGTTAAGGAACTGCGGGACCGAGGGGATCTTGGTTCGGTCAAGACCGCCGGTGGACTCGCTGATGAGGTTGAGCCCCATCTCCTCGGAGAGTGCGCCGAAATCAAGCCCCTCGACCCGACCGTAGTAGGCATCAAGGAAGAGCCCGTAGACGCTCCCCTCTCCATAGGTCGTTTCTAGATTGTCGGCGGCGGAGAACATGCCGCCGCCGCCGGCGTCCTGTTGGCCTTTGGTGAGCGCGCCAAGCTGATCGAGGCGTCGGGCGATGGTCGCCACGAAGCGGCGGGAGCCGGCGCTATCCGTACTCACAAGGCGATAGATCGGCGGCGTCACCTGATTGGAGCGGTGCGAGCGGCCAAGACCCTGCATGGCGACGTCGGCACGCCAGCCGGCCTGAAGGACGTAATGCGCTCGCCGCTTCTGGTTTTTCGCGCGACGGTCAGCGTGATAGCTGGCCCCGGTGCCGCCGGCCTGGCTGAAGACCAGCACATCGCGCTTGCCGTCTTGGAACGCATTGGCGTCTGCTTTGCCCTTGACCTTGGACCACTTCTCGACGACGCGCTTCTTGTTCCTGGTGACAATGCGGGAACTCCGGCCCGTCACCTCGGCCACCCGGTCGACCCCATACCTTTCAATAATCATGTCGAGCGGGTTGCCCGGCAGGCGGATCGTTGAAAGCTCGGCAAGCAGCGAGTCCCTTTTCGCAACCGCGGCCTGACCGATGATCGGGTTGCCCTTGCTATCTTTCGCGACCTGCGTGCTCTTCTTTCCTTGGTCGTCCGTGACGATCTCGTATTCGTAGATCGGGAAACTCGTCTGAACGTAGTCCATGAGCATCTGGGTCGGCGTGATGTCGATGTCCTCGACCGTATCCTCATCGGTGAGGCCGCTGATCGCGCGCGTCGTGGCCGCTTCGTTCGTCGAGATCATCTGAATGACGGGAGCGAGCCCATCGGCGAGGTCTGCGTCCATCTGCTGAAACATCGCCGGCACCTGCATCGCGGTCAGAACCTGATTGAAAAACCGCTGATGCGTTCCCCAGAATTGAGCCAATGCCGCGGCCTTCAGGCTCTTGTCGCCCTTGCCCGGCGCGCTGTCCTTGCTGTCGCCGACGCCGATGACCTCGTTGATATTCCTGAGCACGCCCTGCCAGGCTTTCGCCGCGATGTCATACATATCGCGCTGATCGGGCGTCAGTTCCTGCGTGACGCGATCATACTCCACCCCTTCGAAGCTGATCGTTCGCGCGAGGTAGAGCCCCATCTGCTTCATGTCCCGCGCCACGACTTCCATCGCCGCCAGGCCGCCGCTTTCGATCTGCGTGACGAAATCCTGCACGTTGTCGAACTCGGTGCCCTCGCCCCACAATCCGAGCCGCTCGGCATAGGCGAGATTGGTCACTTCGGTCGCGCCGGTCGCGGATGCGTAGACGATGCGCGCGTTCGGCAGCCTCCTCTGCAACTCTAGCCCTTGGAGCGCCTGAAGCGACGGCTGGGTAAACCCGCGCTTCTTCTTGATCGGCAGGGCATTCGCCATGCTGTGCGCTTCGTCGAAGACGATCAGCCCGTCGAAGTCTGCGCCCAGCCATTCCACGATCTGCTGGACGCGAGACTTCTCGCCCGGCGCCGTCGCCCGCCCGATTGTCGAGTATGTGGTGAACATCACGCCATCACCGGCCTCGATCTTCTCGTTCGGCTTCGCCACCTTTCCAAGGTCTGCGATGGGGATCGCGCCCATACCGATCGCGTCGAACTCCGCGCGCGCATCCTTCTGGAGGCTCTTGTCCTTCGAGAGGAGAACGGCCTTGCGGCGCCCGCGCGTCCAGTTGTCCATGATGATCCCGGCGATCTGCCGCGTCTTTCCGACGCCGGTCCCGTCGCCGATGAAATATCCTCGCCGGACCTTGCGCCCGGTCTTGTCTTGATCCGGTAGCATTTGCGAATGAGCTTCGCCTGCATAGACGACCTGCTCCAGCGAAGGCTCGGAAATGTGCCCCGCATCGAGCATGGCTTTCGGCAGCTGCGGGCGATACGCGGGGCGTGGGCTGCGGACGGAAGCCATCGCGCTCGCCTCGACCAGTTTCGCCGGATGCTTCGGCGCCCCCTCCACGGTCACGCGGGACGGTCGATAGCTTGCGAATGTTCCGGTGTCCGTCTCGAGCGGCGTCCCCGTCTCTGCGTCGACGACGACTAGCTGTTGGACTTCTCCGAAATCCGCTGGAGAACGTGGCCCGTCACCGCTGACGCTATTGTCGCGGGGCTTTCCCCCTTTAGGAGACGAAGAGGAACGAGACCGGCCCGACGAGCCAGATCGCGAACCGCCGCCTCGACCCCCTCCCGACGCTCCAGGCCGTCCAGATGGGCGCTGAGAGCCACCGCCTCGCCCTCCTGCCCCGGCGTCATCCCGTCCTGGGCCGCGAAGTGGATCAGGTTCAGGAGCGGGCTCGCGCTCGGGAGATCGTTCGTTTCCATCAGGACGGCCGCCACCTGCATTGCCGCCTTGTGATCCGCCTGCCGCATCAGGCGATCCGCCTGTATCTGCGCGTGGTCCTCGGACTTCATTCGCGACGCCCTCCATCATGCGGATCAGCGCCGGAACGCTCTCCGCCTTGCCGGTCATCATCTCGACGCCGGTCGGGGGCGTCTTGTCGATGACCAAGACAACGCTGTCGTAGCCTGTCCCATATTTGCGATAGACGCTATCGCCATCAACCGTGACGAGCGCCCTGACGCTGTTTTCCCGCCCCACGCGGTCGAAGAAGTCACGAACCCTGCCGTTCGACGGGGTGAAAGTGTGCCCCATGATGGCGACAAGCCGCCCGCCAGGGCGAAGCCGCGCCAGAGCCTGCTCGATGTGCCGGCCCCCGGTCGCCGAGGTATTCGATCCGCCGCGCGTGCCCGACGCAGAGAACGGCGGGTTCATCACGATCACGTCGTATTCCGGATCTCCGGCGAAGACGTTGGCGATCTGCTCGGCGTTCTCCGCGGTCACGCGCTGGAACCCCAGCGCGCGGAGAGACGGGAGCCGCCGCTCCGAAATCTCGTTGACGTGAACCTCGGCGCCGGCGTTGAGCGCGAAGACGGCGATCCCACCATTGCCCGCAGATGGCTCAAGCACGCGATCGCCCTCGCGAACGCCGGCGATCCAGTTGACCGCGTAGGCGTAGGCCGGCGGCGTAGAGAACTGCTGGAACGCGATCTGCTCGCCGTCGCGGCGCGTCTGCGTCGGAACCCTGTCGAGCATGTTCGTGAGAGACTGCGCAGCCGCCACGGCCTGATCCACCGTCGCGACAGGCGTGAATGCCCCGCCTGGCTGGGTGAAGCTGCCAGGGTTCTCGGCGATCCGCATGTTCAGCGCGAGCTCAAGCGCGTTGTAGGCGTCCTGCGCATTGAATGCGCCCTCGCCGACCGTGCCGCCGAAGACGCCCTCAAGCGCCTGCATGAGATCCTGATTGCTGAACCTGTCCCGCGGCAAGAGCCGTTCGCGGATCACCTTGGCGGCGCGCACGGGGCGCGAGTCCTCCGCAGCGGTGTCCACCGCCGGGGCGGGCGCATCGTCAGGCTTGGAGCCGGCGCGCATGGCCTTGATCTGGGCGATTACATCGGCGTCGCTGTCCATGCCGTCGACGCTCTCGCCGGCGAGATCCATGTCGCCGCGGACCTGATTGTAGGCGTTGCGCGCATAGGGCTGGACCTGATCGAAGGTCATCCCGAGGTCTTCGACCATCGCGCGCACGAGATCGCGGAACTTCCGGGCGCCGGCCTTGATGTAGATGCCCGCCATCTCCGCGGCGATCGAGACGAGTTCCGGATCGAGCCCGGCGTTTAGCTGGTTGCCGGAGCGTAGCTTGCGGCGGAACTGATCGCGCAGGGCCGCAAGGCGGTCCTGTTCTTCCGTGGAAAGGAGTGAGACGTTATCCGCGCGCGGCGGGGGCGTTACTTCCGGCCGCGGGCCTCGTTCTTGGCCCAAAGGCGCGCGCGGGCCTCCTCCCTCATCGGAGGGAGGTGTAGCCCCTTCTCCTCCGGCGTCCTCTCGTCGTTCTCGATCCGGTGATACTCGGACGCCAGGTAGCGTCCCAACTCGGCCGGCGATTTCTGTGATGGTGGGCTCTTGCCCGAAGGGTTGCTCATTGTTGATCTCCCCATACCCATCATATAGCGGGCTCTGCTTCAGTTTTCCATAGGTCTCTGTCGGCTTCTCCCCGACTGCGGCGATATAGTCAAAGGGGATCAGGCGGCCAGAACTCACAAACCGCCCGAACATGCGGCGCTCCGCCACCGCCGCGCTGACCTTCATGTTCACGAGACGGACGGAATACCCCGCCGCGCGCAGCCGTTCGGTCAGTTTCTGGATACTGCCGACCGAATCGCCCACCTTCGGGTAGACGATGTTGGCGCCGTCAGCCGTCATCGTGGCCTCGACATCCTTGGTGATGTCTGCGCTTTCCTCGTGAACCGCATTCGCCGCCGCGCCGCCACCAAATTCCGGGAGGAGTTTTTTGATCTCGTCGCTGTCAATGATTGCGGCCTTCATTGAGACCGCGATCTTGTTGGCGATGGTGCTCTTGCCGGCGGCGGGCGGGCCGAGGAGGATAACAGCCTCACGGTTTCGGAGGACCGGCTCAGGCTCCAGATCCATCTCGCGCCATGCAAGCGTCAGGAAGTCGTCGGCTATTTTCTCCTTGGCTTTCTCCACCCCGACGATCACCTCGCCGTCCGGGAAGGTGAACTCCCGATCGCGCCACCATGCCTCAGTGCCGTATCCTTCGCGCTCGTGCGTGGGCTGGACCGCTGCGCTTCTCCGAAGGGCCTCCGCGACGGCAGGGTGCGCGCGCATCTCCTCCAATGTCGCGCCGGCGCTGATCCGCTTTTTAAGGTCGGCCCTGAGCGCGGCGGGCGGCTTCGCCCCGACGCCCGCAATCGCCGCCTCAAGCCCAGCCACATCGGGGCCGGGCTCCTGCGCATCAAGCGCCGCGCGAACCTCGCCCTCGCGCTTCTTGGAGAAGACCCAGCCGCCCTCGCCGACGTTCCAAAGCGCGCCCTTCACGCCAGCGAACACGCGCGCGCCATCGGCTTCCGAGACGCCGCGCACGATGATGGATTTTTCGGAGCGGGGCTCGATGGTCGGGCCGGTTAGCCCTTCGCGCGGGCCTTCATCGCGGCCAGGCTCATTCGCTGCGCCATCCGGACGCCCGCCGGATCCTTCGCGTCCTGGCTCTCCTTGCGGATCGCGCGGGCGATCAGGCTCACCACCTCCGGCGAAGAGGTCTTCGGTTTGGCCTTTTCGGTTCGCTGCACGGATCGCCTCCTCGGGCCTGACGTTGGTTTCGCTGCCGAACAGCCCCGGAGCGGCAGAGCCGGCGGAACGGAACTCCTCCAGCATATAGGAAAGGCGCTCGGCGATGCGATCTTTTCCGATGGCGCGGGACAATTCCTCGTCGGCGTGGAGCATCCTGACCACAGCGACGGTCTCCGCCGGGGTCGAGCCGCCGAAGATGTCATCCTGCGCGACCGCCTCGCGGAGCACGGTCGAGACCGGGCGGGCCTGCGATTTGGCGTCCTCGCGGGCCTTGGTGATGAGCCGCAGCGCGCCGAGGATGTGCGACGTGATGTCGAACTCCGGGCGGATCGTCCCGGCCTCCACCTCGGCCCGGAACGCGGCCCATTCGGGCGCGAAATCGACGAGGACGTTGAGGATCGCCTGCGCGGTATCGGAATTTCCCTCGGCGACGCGCGCAACGATGTCCCGATCGCCGTAGGCGCGGGCAAAGATCGCCTGGCGGACGCGACGGATGCCGTCCGCGTTGATGATCCCGTCCGTCGTGAGGGCGTTCCGCTCGGTCTGAGGCAATTTCGAGAGGAAAGCGTTGATGAACGGGGCGTTCGCGGCGGAGGTGAACCCAGCCTCGGGGCGATAGAGGTTCAGCGTCTCCGGCGTCAGCGCGTCCGTGTCGGCCTGCGCCTTCTCCGTCGCGCTCATGGACGCCACGACGGGCATGTTGGCGCCCTTCACCCACGCCCGGCGCCCACCCTCGTCCAGTTCGGTCGTGCGGCGGCCGACGACGATAGGGACAGCGCCATCGGGAAGCCCGTCAACGTCGAAGCCCTCGGCGCGCATGGCGTCGAGATACCGCTGGAAGGCTTCCGGATTGCTCTCTGCGACGCGGATCAGCGCCGTCGTGCGCCCGTTCCCGCTTTCGATGACGCCATTCGGCCCGACGATCGGGGCGCCGGATCCGGCTTGGCGCGCGGGGAGAAGCTGGAGCGGGTCCAGTTTCTGCGCGATGCCGGCGATCTGCTCCTCGCTCTCTTTCTTCGTCCGGTCGCGCGGCTGGTCGCGGTCCTGCGCCCGATAGAGCGCGCGCGCGTCCACAACCTCATAGGCGACATCGACCTCGATCCCGTCCGGCGTGATGACCTTCGCGCGGCGGCTGGACGGCTCGCCGCGAAACGGAGACGGGCGCGCAGAAGGGGGGGTAGAGGAGGGGGTTTTGTCAGTTTCGTCAGTTTTGGCGCCGGACTCGGCCGGGGTGTTACCTTCTTGCGGTTTCCGCCCTGCGCTCGCGATGAGCGCCTTGATCTCGGCCTCGGTGCGCCCGCGCTGCGGGGCGGCGATCACCACTGGTTCTTGCGCCCCGTCCGGGATAAGCCACACGGACGTTCCGAAGTCCCCGTAGTTCACCTGAACATTACCACCATCGACGATGATGTTGCGGCGGCCTCCGGGGCGATCCTTCTTCGGAACGCCCTCCCAGAACTCGGGCTCCATCACGATCTCGCCGCCGGCGGCCGGTTCGTCTGGTTGGGCCTTCGAGACATCCTCGGGATGAACCCTGATCTCGCCGCGGTAGCCGCCGGGGCGCGGCGTCACGTTCACGATGACGGCGCCGTCGTCCTCGATGCGAGCGATTGTCCCGGACTGCTGGCCGCTCCCGGAGAACACGTTCACGCCTTCGCCTGGAGCGAACTGCGCGGCCAGTTCCTGCTTCTTCGTCTTCGGCTTGGCCGGAGCGGCTTCAGGTGTCGCAGGCTCCCGCGTCTGGATCGGCTGCGTCGGGCCGGAGAGATCGCCTTCCTTCAGCCACGCCTTGAAGCCCGCCATGGTGGTGACGGTGTGCGAGCCGATGCGCTGGCGGCCCCTGCCGTCCGAGAAGGCTTTTTCGTAGAGGCCGAGCGCGGAGGCTGCGGAACCCGTGCCGAGAATGACCTTGTGCGCGTCGAAGGCCCCGGTTTCCGGGTCCACCTGATTGACGATCACGACGAGATCGCTGTCGGGCATCTCGCCGAGGTAGACGTCCAGCTTGTCGCCGTCCGCGCCCTCGGTGCGGCGGATGTAGCCGTAATCCGCCGGCATCTCGACGGACCACTTCGGCCCGTTCGGATCCTTGTTGGTCCGCACGCTGCCCTTCGGGTTCTCGATGGAGATGTCGAGGCCCTGAACATTGACGTGGGCTTTCTTGTAATTCCCCGCGGCGGCCTGTCCCTGCGTCGGCTCGGTGTTCACCTCCGCGCGCGCGGCCTCTATCTCTTCGGGAGACGGCGCCATGACCGCCCCGAAGCCCGTCGCCGGGCGCAGCGGCGTCGCCGGCTGGTTCGGGAACCGGCCGGGCTGCGCGCTGGCGACGGCGGCCTGCGCGCGCTCCGCACGGGCCTGACGCTCGCGCTCATCCGCCATGCGCGCCATCTCGGCCTGACGCTCCGGCGTCATCGGCTCCAGCGGGCGGGCCGGGGCCTGCGGGAACGTCCCCGGCGCGCGGTTGGCGATGGCCTGACTGACCTGCGCGTCCCGCTCGGCCTGCAATTCCGCCTGGCGCTTGTCGAAGAGGCTCCGGGCCTGCGGAGCGCCTCCCGGGGCGAAGGGGAACGGGGCGGCGGGGACGACGGGCGCGTTCCTTGGATCGAGCGATCCGATCAGCCGGTCGATCTCGGCCTTGCCGTCGTCGATCAGCGCCGTGGGGATCGGGCTCGCGCGGTCATCGGGTGTGATCCGGGGGCTGTCCGGGCGTTCCGCGTCGTAGGCGGCGACGACGGGCTGCATCGCGGACGTGGTTTCCGCCTCGGAAAGGGGCGTGACGCCGAGATCGAGCGCCTCCTGAGCCGCCGCGGCGCGCTCCGAGGGGCTCATCGCCATGATGTCCTCCGGCGCGTCTCCGGCGGCGAGGAGGATGGAGGCTTCCGGGGGCGCGGTGAAGGAGCCGGAGGTGGCGGGGGACGCGGCGGTGTCCTGCGGGTTGGGCGCGAGCGTGCCGGGCTCAACCGGCGTGAAAACGGCGGGAGCCGCCTGCCTTACCGCTGGCCGAGGTGTCGCAGCAGGCTGCGCGCCGGGCTGCGCCGCCGGACGAGAAAGCACGGCCGCCGGAATCTCGATGGCCGCGCCGGGAAGTTCGAGCATTCCTTCCAGCATGACATCGCCGGAGCTTGTGATGCGGCCCTCCGAAGCGATCTGCGCCGTCGCCTCGCCGCCGCTTCCCATGGCCGCCTGCGACGAAAGCTCCGCCGTGGCGCCGGCCGCAGCACCACGGCGCCCGCCGCCGACCGCCCGGCTGACCGGGCCGGAGATGCGCCCTGCGACACCGAAGGACAGAGCATCGAACGCCGCAATCGGGACGCCCCTCTCCAGCGCGAACTCCTGCGCCGCGGCCACCATTGCAGGATCGGAGAAGGCCGCGGCCAGCGCCTCCCGCGTCACGGGGACGCCCTTGTCCCGAAGCGCGTCGGTGAACGACAACCCGTATTCGACCATGAATGATCCAGCCCCGGAGCCGATGCCCGCGCCGGCCATAGCCCCCACCGGCCCGGCGGTCGCGCCCGCGACGCTGCCCGCGGCGCCGCCGACAATCGTCGGCCCCATCATCGGCAGGCTTTCCATGAAGACGTTGGCCGCCGCTCCGGGGTTGGCGATGACCGCCTTCACGGCCGTCCAGAAGTCTGGGGCCTCGGTGATCGCGCGGAGTCCGTCCTGATCCGCCGCGTCGAGCGGATAGTCCTGAAGGTCGGCCTCGTTGGCGATGAGCCGTTCGGCGGCTTCCTTGGGAGTGTAGTAGCCCGTCTGGAGCCCGGCCACGTTCGCCGCCTGCTCAAGCCGCTGATAGCCGCGGCCGGCGGGGTCGAGGACGTTGCGCAGCCACCATCCCCGCTCGTCGGGCGTGGCGATCTCCGGCGCGAACTCGAAATTCGCCGTCCAGTCCGGCTCTTCGGCGGGCTGGAACTTTTCGAGCCAGTTGCTCACATCATACTCCGGATGCGTCGGACAAGCTCATCCGGACTGATGCCGAGGTCGCGGGCCAACCCTTCAAGCGCCGGAGCGGCCTTCCGTCGGACTTCCCCGCCGCCGGCGAGGAAGAACCGCGGGCCGCCCATGGCCTCGACGGAAATCTCGACCGGATCGCCCGGCGGCGCGGGAGCCGGCGGCGGAACCGTGGCGTCGAATCGCCTCATGGCGTCGGCGATGGAACGCGGTGGAGGTCCGGACGGGGCGGTTTCGGGGGGGCGGGCCGGCTCGGGCTCCAGCCCCGACTTCGGCGATGGAGCGGACGACGCGGGGGCCGCCTTGTCGGGCGCGCGGAGAAGCCGCGGCTCCCCGTCCTTGCCGATCCCGTAGAAGGTCTGACCGGGGTTCTTCTTCGCAAAATCCGTCGCCTCGGCTTCGGTGCGGAACACCGGGCGACCGCGATATTCGGAGCCGACTTCGCCTTCATCCGCCGGCGCGTCCGGCACGAGCCCCGGAACGGGCGCGACCGCTCCGCCGCCCTGTCGTCCGGAAGGCATGAAGAACTGATCGGTGAGACGCTGGGCCTCCGCCGCCTGCTCCTCGGGGGACATATCGAAGCCAGAATCCGACGACTTGATCGACTCCAGCATGGTCTTGAACACGCTGGCGCGAGAAGCGTGCGAGGTGTCCTTCGCCGCACCCTTGACCGGCTTGTCATCCGGCCCCGTGACCGGCGTAACCTTGTCGCCGCGGCGAACCCCAAGCGTCCCGTCTTCCATCGTGATGAGTTCGCCCTTGTCGGTGTCGCCCTTGGTCTCCCGAGATGCCGCGGCCGCGCGGGTCCGGGCGTTCTCGGCGGCCTGGAATCCCTGAGACGCCTCGCGCTCCGATGTGGTGAACTCGCGCCCGGCATCGTCCCGCTCCAGCGTGAACTCCTGCCCGGCGACGCGCTCCTCCCGCTGGAACATCATGCGGATGCGTTCGCGGCTGGCCTCGCGCTCGGCCTGAGCCTGCGCCACAAGCCCTTCGCCAAAGCCCTTGACGCCGCCGGCCAGCGCGTAGGCGAACCCGGAGGCCATCACGCCGCTCCCATGGCCGCGAAGCCCTGCCGGGGCTTCTGCGCCGTCTGCTGGGCCGGCTGGGGCGCGGGCTGGGCGAGCTGGCCGCCACCCTGCGGCGCCATGCCGGCAAGCTCGCCTGACGCCTCCAGCGCCTTCAGCTCCTCAAGTTCGGCGGCGGCCTGTTCCGGGGTGATCCGGCCCATCTTCTGCATCGCGAGCCTCACCTTGTCGAGCGCGTGATAGAAGCCGTTATTGATCGCGTCCTGATCCGGGGCTTTCCCGGTGTCCTCGGCCATCTCGACGACGTTGGAGTAGATTTCGAGCACGGCGGGAAAGATCACCTCGTCGGGAACAGTCATCCCGGCGTCCTCCGCCGCAGCCATGGCGCGCTCGAAAAGGGTTCCGGAGACGAAGCCCATGGTTTCCGGAAGGTCTTGCGCCTCCGCGATCTGTGACGCGATGGACTCGTCGACGCCCTCCGCGCTCATCGCCTCAATCGCGCCTGCGACAAGGGCTTCATAAACTTCCTGCTCCTCGGGAGAGGCTTCCCCATCCCCGGAGAGCCATGTCATCTGGTCCGCCGTCGTCTGCGGCCCCATCGCCTTCTCGGACGGCTGGAGCCCGGACATATTTTCGGGAATCTGCATCGGCTTGTCCATCACGCCACCCTCTCGATGCGCCCGGATTCCGGGTTGAAGGAGTAGCGCGCGGCGAAGCGCCCGCGCTGCTCGGCATAGAACTGCGTCGGGGTCGGGCGGGCCGTCCGGTCGTTCGGTGCCCGCTGATAGGACTCGTCGGCGAGGTCGTAGGAATCCGTCCGCCGGTCGAGGAGGTCGAACTGCGCCTTGCGCTCGTCCTTGGCGACCTGGCCTTCGAGATACCCTTGCCCGAGGCCGGCGATCGCCCGTCCGACCGTCTCCTTGTCGAGGAAGGAGCCGAACCCTGTCGGCGTCGGCGCGGCGGCCGTGACTGAGGGCGCGGCGGCGGATGCTCCGGAGACTCCCGGCTGGGCGCCAAGCACAAGATCGCTCGCGGTGGTTTGCGGCATCGCGGCGCCGAAACCCGTGGGGGTCGCTGCGCCTCCTGCGCCAGTCGGAGCGACGGCTCCCGACCCCGCGGCCGCGCCAGGCGCCGCCATGGCCCCGGTGAACCCTCCGGTGACGCCTCCTGCCAGCGCGCCGAGCTGCGCGCCCTTGATCGGGTCGCTCCCGGTTACGAGTCCGCCCACCGCTCCGATCGCCGCGCCATAGCCGGCCTGCGTGATCGCGCCCGTCGCGATGGAGCCCAGCGTTCCCGTCAGCCCGAGATTGGATGCGAACCCCGCTGCGGCGGCTCCCCATCCTCCCGCGAACGGAGCGAGGCCCAGCGCGGCCCCGCCGGTGAAGATTACGGCGCCGGCGAGGAGCGCCAGAGGCGCGACCTTGAGGACGACCTTCGTGACCTTCTTGAAGACCTTCTTGAGTCCGCTGAACAGGCCCATGATCTACCTCCTATTGCCCTGTTCCGCCGGCGGGCGGTTCCCGGTTGGTCTGGGCGCGTTCGGGCGGCTTGGCCGATTTGGCCTGTTCGGTCGGTTGGGCCGGCTGGGCTCTTGCGCGGGCGGGTTGTTCGGCCTGTTGCGGCGGGGCAGCTTCAGCTTCACCCCGAAAATCTGCTCGGTCAGGTTCACCCGCTGGAGCCGGGTGTTGTTGAGAGACTGGATCTGGGCGTCGCGCTGCTCGGCGTTCAGGTCGGTGTTCGCCATGATCGCGTTGAACTGAGAGGCGTAGACGCTTTCCATTGCGGCGACGGTGTTGCTTAGGGTCTGCTTCTCGGTCGCCTCAAGGTTCATCGCGGCGATGCGGGATTGCTGCTCCCGGTCCAGCGCGGACTCTCCGCCTCGGAACGTCCGCTCCGCCGTGTTCTCCTTCGTGGTGAAGTTCTGATCGCGCTTCTGCTCTTCGAGACGCTGAGCCCTGTCTCTTGCGGACTCTCCTGCCTGGAAACCCTGCTGCGCTTCCTGTTGCGCGATGGGCGTCGCCCGGTCGATCATCTCGCCCATCGCGGCGCCGGCGGCGATGGAGGAGTTGAGAACTCCGCGACGATTGGCGACCTGAAACCCCGTGGTCCGAGCCCGCTGCATGAGCGGGCTGTCCTTCGAGAGGATGGCGTCGAGGTTTTCGGCCACGCTCTCCGATGGGCCTTTCGGCGGCTTGCTCATGTCCATGATTCGCCTCTCATTCCGGAATTGCGAGCGGGCCGTCGGCGGGATCATCAAGAGGTGCGGGGAACCGCGCCGCCTCGGAAGCGTTGGCGGCCACGGGGAACGCCAGCGTGACGCCAAGCACCCCGCCGGTGCGCGTGACGTAGTTCGTGATCCATGCCGAGCCGATCTCGTCCGCAGCCATGGATTGGCCCTCCTCAATGCCAGAGAGGTCGAGGGCTTCCCCGTTGATGGTGAGCACTTCACCGGAGATCGACGCTGAAAACGCCGCATCCGAACGGATCGGAGAGAGAAAGATGAGCATCAGAACCACCTTCCGATCGCCACATTGGTGATGGCCAGCGTGCTGTTGTAGCTCACCGCCGCGAGGAGGTTTCGCGTCGCCGCAGTCGTCGTCGCGGAGATCATACCGCCCCAGATGAACGTGCTGAGGGGCGTGATGATGCAGACCGGGGCCGCGGCGAACTCCGCCGGGAAGGTCCATGTCGCCAATGTCCCATTGTCCCGGAATAATTGACCCGTCGCCGTCGTGATCGCCACGGAGACGCCGGTCTGGGTCAATGTGCAAATCTGCGTCCCATCGGCGAACCGGACATATTTGCCGTTCGCGTTGGAGCCGCGCTCGATCACGGCTCCTGTCGGGTCTCCTGACGACTCGCTGACCGTCCCGAGGAGGTTCCCCCGGAGCCCGGCGAGGAGCCCCGCCGGCGTCACGGCTCTCGCCGTGTCCGTTCCTGTCGTCGCCTCGCCAGTCGTCGCCAGTTCGACCGCGCCCTGAGCCGAGTCCGAGGCCGCGGAAAGGATCGCCGAAACCTGCGCCCCGCTGAGATCGGTCGGGTCTCCGGTTCCCGCTCCGCTTGCCCGCCCCTTGATCGTCGCCTGCGCCATGTCGGCGAGTTTGGCGTTGGTCACGGTGTCGTCGTCAGGCACTGAGACCCCGACGATGTTGTTGAGGCGGAACACGGAGCCGTCGTAGCGGGCGGTCACGATCCCGCCGGCGGGAATCTGACCGGCGACAAGCACGGCCCCGTCATAGGCGCGGATCGCCTTCACTCCGAGGCTGTTCACGTTGATCGTGCTGGCCCCGGTGTTGGCGTTCGTCGCCTTGAAGTCGACCGTCATACCCTCGGAATAGGCCAGTGGCGCGGGGTTGAGGGTTACGACATAGGCGTCGGCCGCGCCGCTGTCCGCAGCGTAGGTGACGGTTCCCGCGATGATCTTGGAGACGGCGGGCAGGCTGTCCGTATATGCCTTGATCGCATTGAAGACGGCGTTCACCGCCTCGGACCTGGCGAGGGTGGCGCGGGTGAAGGCGGTGAAGCTGAAGGTCATCCCTGCTGTCTCCTCGGGGTGGTGAAGAGCGTCATCCAGTTCAGGATGTGCGACGGCTCGAAATCGGCCTCGCCATAGAGGGAGATGCCGATGTTATAGCCGAGCCCGTCGATGTCGGACTCGCCTTCTGCGACCTCGGGGAGGCTCCAGTAGAACTCGTTCCAGTTCCCGACATCCCATCGGGCGCCGCCGCCGGAGACTTCGAGCGCCGTCTCGATCCCCGGAGCCCCCTGATCGCTCGCGTAAGAGAACTCTGCGGACTGCGCGAGCGTCACAACGGGATCAAGCGCCTCAAGCCCGATGCGGACCTTGTGCCAGCGGTTGTTTCGATATGCCCCGCCGACCGAGATGAAGCCGAGGACGAGGAGGTAATCCACCTCGGCCCCGTCGAAGCTCCGCCCGGCGTCCATCTCGTAGACGAAGCCGTCCTCCGCCCCGAGGAAGACCCTCTCTCTCCCGAGATCGTCGCCCGAATAGATCGCTGACGCCTGGAAGGGCAGAACGATCGGCATGGCCTCGGCTCGCTTGCGGCCGAGATAGGTGACGACCCCGCTCTTGTCGCTGAGGAGGAGGACGTAGTGATCCCTCGCCCGGACCCGGTAGGAGCCGACGACGGTGACGAAAGCCCGGCTCTTCACCTCCCAGAACTTCTGGATCTGCGAGGCCACGGAGCCCATCTTCCATCCGCCCAGGGCTTCGGTCGTCGAGAGGCGGCGGATCGCCCGTCCATCAAAATAATAGGGCGTGTCCACCATTTGAGCCGAGTCCACCGATGCGCCGCTGTCGTCGGTGATCTCCAGAACCTGCCAGTTCGTCGCGTCCGTGCCGGTGATGTAGGCGATCTTGGTGTCGCCGAAGACGACGAGCGCGGTGTTCGCGACGATCACATCCCTGATCTCGGTCCCGAAGCCCAACTCCGCGGCTCCCGTGGTCCCGTTGAAGACGGTCGGCTCGCCGATGGAGGAGACCCGGATCGCACCGTTCCGGTAGAAGAGGAACAAGTGCTCCGAAAACTCCTCGATGTGGATCGGCTTGTCCTGCGCGTCGGTCAGCCCCTCGACCCTGATGGGCACGACGACGGGGGTGTTGCTGAACCCCTCGAAGAACTCGAAGGCCCTGCCAACCCCGTTGACGCCATAGAGCCGCTTGGTTCCCGTCGTCCCGAGGAAGTTGTGAGCGACGAAGCGATAGGTTCCGCCAGGCGGGAACGTGATGGCGGTCGGCGGCCCGGAGATTGAGGCTGACGCGCCAGAGGTTGTGATCGTCTCCGCGGTGAACGTCCCCGCGGGGTTGGAGACCACGAAATACCCGACGCCGGTTCCGTCCCATGCCCCTGACTGGAGGACGACCTTCAGGATGATCGCCGTGGCGCTGGATGTGCCGCCGGTTATCGTGTCGCCTTCATCGAAGGAGCCTGACGGCTGGTTCCCGTTGGTGAAGGGGAGGAGGTTCAGAAGCGTGATCGGAGCCCAGCCCGTCCCGATTCCATCGAAGAACATATCGCAGGCCGTCTCACCGGCATTGTCCCGAAATGCGAACAAGCCGCTGTAATTCTGGTTGTCCGTGAAGGCGACGACGCCCCGGATCGGGCCTGAACCGATCGGCGCGGCGATCCGCGACCTGGCATAGTCGGCGGCGGCCTTGAGATAGGTCCGGTCGAGCGTGTCGTTTTCGGCGTCCCGCGTGACGTTTGTTCCGTCCGCCTCGGCGACCTTCACCGATGAGACTTTGAGGTCTTCGCCATCGGTGAACGGCTGCGACGTGGGCATGACGAGGAGGACGACATACCCGGCAGCGTCGCCGCCGCCGTAGCTGCCGCTCTCCAGCACCGCATCGAGAACCGCGATGGCCGAGCCCCCGGATGTCCCGCCCTCCACGGCGACGCCCGCCCCGATCTCCGTGGAGCCGTTGGTGAACCGGAGGATCGAGTAGGAGGCTTCGGACGGCGCCGGGCGGCCGTCATACCGCTCGAACCCGCCGATCCGCCGATAGCCGGACTCGACCGGCTCGTAGTTGTAGCCTCCGATCGCGACGCCAGGCTTCACCGCAATGGCCGGCGTGGCGAGGTCGAGCCCCCCTTGCAGGAGAACCGTCGTCGGGGTCTGGCGGGTCACACCCAGCTCTCCGCGAAGGTGGTCTTCGGCGTCTCTGACGCGCAGAGATCGAAGTCGATGGCGGAGCGGTTGCGCTCCCATCCCCCTATTTGCCCCGCGCTCTCGTCCTCGATGGCGAGGTAGCGTGTCAGCGCCTCCCACACGATGAGCATGTGGAACTGGCTCGGCATTTCAGGGACGTGCGCGTCCTCGGAAAGCGTCTGCGGCGATTTCTCGTAGCGGCCCTTGATGGTGTAGGCCCCATCGGGGATCGGGTGAAGCCGAAGGTTCCGGTTCGGCTCGATGGTGACGTAGGCTGGATAGCCCGTCACCAGAGACGCGGCGCCGCGCATGTATTGCCGCCGGAACGTCTCGTAGGGGAGCCAGAGCATCCCGCGTTCGTCCTCCACGCCTGAAGCCGTCCGGTAGATCGTGATGTCGCTGTCGGACCCGGTATAGCGACGGACGCGCCATTCGGCGAAGCGGGTCAGGCCGATCTCGGCTCCATCTGGAGCATAGGAGGGGATTCCGGAAAGCGTCTCGCCGGAGAACTCGTCCTGCATCCAGAGCCAGTCCGCGCGGCGGCGCTGGATGTCGTCCCATGCCGTCGCCACCCAATCGACGACCTTCCCCAGCCTGCCGGTCTGGGCCGTGACGGTGGCGGGCTGGTTGGAGCCCGGAATGGTCCCGGACTCCTTCGCAACCCGCCGGCAGAGTTCGAGGAAGGTCATCAGCCGTCAATGAACGCAGGGGCCTGGACGGAGAACGGAATCTGCGGCACCTCGCGCCAGCCGCGGATTTCCGAGGTCTTCGTATCCACGACGGCGACCTTGCCGACCGTGTGGAGAAGCGCCTCGAAGAAATGGACCGGGATCGCGACCGGCTCGCCCACGGGGATCAGCATGACGCGCTCGTTGACCTGCACCTCCTCGTGCCCGCGCTGATTCATGTCCGTCGCGGAAATCGTCACGATGACCTTGCCGTCCGGGGTCACGGGGTAGTCCTTCCCGTCCACGCGGACATAGCCCTTTCGGGGCTGGTGATAGTCGGCGGGGATGCCCTTGGTCTGGACGCCGACGACGCGCGGCTGCGCCAGTTCGTCGGAGGGAACGTCGATCTCGTCGAAGGGGTGCGTCGCCTTGATGAGCGCCCGCAGCTTGGCCGGGCTGGACGCGCCGGCGACATCGAGATTGAGGAGCTTCGCCGCTGCGGCAAGCTCTTCGTGCGTCGCCTCGGAAAGAGCGACCTTGCGCGTCTGCGCCATGGGAAAGCCTCGTTTTCAGGGGGTGAAGCCGCCCCGGTCTCCCGGGGCGGCCGGAAGCGTCACGAGGACGCCGTGATCCGCGCCGTCTCGATCGCGACGAGGATGGCGCTGATCTTCGCGTTCAGTTCGACCACGGCCTCCTGCAACTCCGCCACGGTGGGCGAGGCTGCGTTGGCGATGGTCACGGCGCCGTTGGCGGTCGGGAGCGAGCCCAAGGTGGCGGTGATCGTCAGATTGGCGATGTGCGCGACCTGGGTGGCCGGCACGACGCCGTTGTCGATCATCTCCCGCACGAGCCGCTCGAAGTTGCCCGACCCAAGCTCCTGCTGAGCGTGGATCAGGAGCTGCTTCGCTTCGCGGTTGGTCAGCATGGGGATTACTCCCGACCAAAGGCCGTCCAGCGAACGTATTCGCCGGAGACCGCCGCGCCTGCCGCGATGGTGAAGCCCTTCGCCGTGGTCCCGGCGACGCCGAGATACGGGACGACGAACCGAGAAGCCGGGGTGCCGGCCTCGGTGTCGATGTCGATGTCGAAGGGCACGACGGAGCCGTCGATCGTCGCCACGTTGGACGCCGCTTCGCGAACAGGACCGGGCGGGTTCGCCGCAACGCGGTTCAGGTTGTTGTTGTTCGCGATCGTGCCGGTGTCGGCGACGATCTCCATGAACCCCGCCGCGTCGCCGCCGGCCCAGGAGCCGGTGCGGAGCGTGACGGAAACCACGGTGAACGTCCCGCCGCCGGTGGCGTCGACCATGTTGTCGCCCGGAAGGATCTCGTCCGAGCCGGAGTCGAAGCCGAGGATCGAATACCCGTCCCAGAACGTCAGCGTTTCGGCGGAGCCGCGGCTGTTGTTGAGGAACACGAGGTTCGGAATGAAACCGCAGTCGATATTGACCACGGCTCCGGCGCCCTTGATGACGCCGCTCTTCATCTGAAGGGGCATGTCGCCCTCCTGTGTCAGATTGTGGGGATGTGGCGGGGCTTTACGCCCCGCCGGTCGTCATCAGAGGGCGGTCGTCGCCACCTCAAGTCTTGTCATCCAGAGCTGGTTGAGGATCACGGTGAGGTGATACATCTTCCAGCCGATGAACCCGCGCTGCCCGAGCGGGTCCGACTTGTCCCGCTGGTTGACCGGCACGATGGCCGGGGAAATCGAACCGGCGCCGCGGAGCGCGACGCGGCCGTAGGCTTCCTTCCCGAGGAACAGGAGCGGGTAGACATCGGCGGCGGCGCCGCTCGTGGTCTTCGTCCCGTTCGTCGAGGCGGTCCCGCCAGCGTCCGAGAACGGCTCAAGATCCTCGGAGAGGACAAAGCGCACGTTCTCGACCGATCCGATCTCCTGCTCGCAGATTATCTTCTTCGAGCCATAGGAGGCGCAGGGGATGAACCCCGGCAGGTTCCGGATGTCCGGCTCCAGGTCGGTGTGGCCGATGGCGACCCAGCCCGGCTCCACCGCGCGCGTGGCGAAGTTCGGCGAGGACGAGAGCGCCATCGTGATCATCTTCGCCTTGTTGCGACGGAGGCCCCGCACCACGGCCCGGATCTTGTCGAGGCTGAGGACGGAGTTGACCGCGGCCCGCGAGGAGCCGTTGGCGTAGGAGACGGACGTTCCCGCCCGGAGGATCGCCCAATCAAGAGCCTCCTGCGTGCGGTAGATGTTGTCCGAGCACTGCTGGTAGGCGTCCTTCGCGACCTGATCGAGGGCGAAGTCCTCGATGATGTCGGTGATCTCGACGACCTGCCCAAACTGCTTCAGCGTGCCGGTCACGGTCTCGTAGCCGAACTGCGTCAGGTTGGGGGTCACGCCCTCGAAGAGGGGCGTGGTCGCCGGGTCGAAGGTGATCGGACGCCGCCACTTGATGACCTGCGTCTTGTTCTTCGGCATGGTCTGATTCATGCCGAACTTGTCGAGAACGACGGTGTGCGCCGCGTAGGAGAGCATCTCCACGGCGACGTAGGCTTCGATGACCGGCGTAATGCCGGCGTCGGTATAACGAGTTCCGCTCATGGCGGGGGCTCCTCATCAGAGGGCCGCCCGAAGCTCCTTGTCCTTGGCGGCGGCGAAGCGCGTGAAGTGCGCATCGAAATCGCCGGTCTCAGGATGGAGATTGCCCGGTCGCGCTCCGCCCCCCGTTCCCGGGGTGGATGCGGCGCGCATCTGGCGCTGTCGTCGGTCGGCCGAAGGGTCTTTGGATGGGTTCGGGGAGCCGATGAACGCCTTGAAGGCTTCGAAGACGCTTGCCGCGCCAACGGGATCGTAGATGCCGGTCTTGTTCGCCTCGACAATCGCCCCGAACTTGGCCGGGGCTTCGGTTTGCAGCCACTCGGAGAACCGCGGACCCTCCTTTTCGAGGGTCTCGTAGAAATCCGGGTGCTTCTGGAGGAGCGCGCCGTTGTTGGCGTCGAGCGTTTCGCGTTGCTGCTCGTCGCCCATGGCCTTGATCGCAGACGTGTTGTCGCTGAGCCGCTTCACCTCCTCCCGGAGGTCTGCCAGCTCGTCGATGAACGGCTCCGCGAGGTCGGGATACTCCTCCCGGACCTGCTTCAGACGCTCCGTCCGCTTCTCGCGCTGCTCCTCGCCTTCCTTGGGCTTGTCGCCGGCCGCGGGGGCGGGCGTTCCTGCCTTCAGTTCGGCGACCTGCCGTTGCAGGGCTGCAATCCTGCCCGCGTCGGAACGCTCACGATGCGCGAGGGCTTCCTCGAACGTCATGCGCCATTCCTCGGGGGCCTCCCGCCAGCTTCTCGCCCGAGGCTTCTCGGGCTGCTTCTGGCTGTCGTCGGCGCCTTGACCGTCATCCGCCGGCTGGGGAGCGGGCTTCTGATCGTCTGGCTCGGTCGTCTTCGCTTCCACCGCAGCGGCGAAAGCCTTCTCGAACTCGCCGGCCTCTTCGGCGGGCGAGGAATCGTCCTCGGTCATGGATTGGTCCTTGTGGGGGTGCGGCCCTTGAAGGGCGGCGGTCAGTCGGCCGTCAGTAGGACACGTCCTCTGGCGGCAGTTCCGAGGGGGCTTCGGCGGCCAGGGCGATGATCGCCCGCGCGGCGGCCAGTCGGCCCCTCTCGAACTCGGTGAAGACCGGATCGGCGGCGCGCTGACATATCGCGCGCACGCTCTCGGCCTCGATCTCTTCGGCTCTGGCCTTTACGGCGAGCCATGTGTGGGAATGCTCGTCGATCACACGATGCCGCCGCCGCCGACGCCTGTGACGCGCTTGTCGGCGATCTCGGCGGCGGCGATCCGCTCTTTCGCATCCCGATCGCCGCGCGCCTTCTCCAGCATGGCGGCCAGCTTGTCGACTTCGATGTTCCGGTCCTCGGCGAGGCCCATCATCGCCGTCTGATGCCCGAGCATCGCCACCTCCCGGCGGGACGCGCTCTCCATCTCGGCGACATCGAGCTTCATGTTGATCTCGGCGAGCCTCAACTCGCCCTCGCTCGGGCCGGTCTTGCCGTTCTGCGCCACCGCCCACGCCTGCTTTTCCTCGGCGGAGCGGATGAACGTGTCGGAGTCGAGGAGAAGGGACCGGAAGAACGTCCGCTTCACCTCCTCGATGTCGATGTCCTCGTCGTCGGCGAAGTTCGCCATCAGCCACATGAGGTTCTGGGACTGCAATTCCCGGACAAGGAGCACGGAGGAGCCCCGCGCGCGCGTCTCGTAGTCCCCGCGGATGTGGTCCTTCGTCGTGTGCTGCATGTTCCAGTCGTAGAAGCGACGGATCAGCGGGACCGCGAGGTCGTCATCCCAATTCCGGACGATGCGGCGGAAGAGGATGTTCCCGGCGGACATCATCATCGCCATCCCGCCGACCGTCTTCGTCTGCCCCTCGTGGTATTCGCCCTGCTGGATCTGCGGAAGGCCGGCCACGTCGTCGATCTGCGCCCGCGCCATGGCGATAATGTTCGCCAACTGCCCCTGGTTCATGTCGAACTGAATCGGGAAGACCGGCGTGTAGCGGGCGCCGCCGTTGTTCACCTCGTCGTCGAAGATCCATACCTGCCACGGCCTGATCTGGTTCGTCCCGTCCTCGGTCTTCGCCTTGGAGGAGCGGGCGATCATCGGGCCGGCCGCGACGCCGGCGTTGTCCATCATCGCGCGCCATGCCGCGGAGAGGATGCGCTGCTCGTTCCGGATGATCCACGGGATGCCGTAACCCCAGAGCGAGGCTTCATCCCGCTCAAGGCAGAACATGGAGAAGAGCGACTCCCCGCTGTCCAAGGGGTGCGGGTCAACCTGAAGCACTTCCCCGTCGCAGAACAGCACGACGATGTTGATCTCGTCGAGCGGGTCGGCCTCGTCCGCCATGGCGATGAGGAAGTCGTCGCCCAGATACTCGCCCAGCGCGCGGATGTCCTCGCTCTCCAGAGCCCCGACATAGCGCCACACCGAGAAGCGCGGCTCCGTCCGGGTGTCCGTCTTCTCGCCGATGGCCCTCAGTTCGGCCAGATACCAAGGCGCATCGCCGGTCGGCCCGCGCTGGATCAGCCTCCGGAGCGCGTCCTTGTTGATGCCGGGCAGCTTCGCGAGCGCCCGCATCGAGCGTTTCGTCTCCAGCGAACGAACGAGAAAGCCCTCGGCCTCCTCCATCGTCGTCGCGTCCGGGTCCGGGAAGAACGACCACGGGTCGATCCGCCGGGCGGAGGGGCGAGGATCGCCCCCGAACTCCAGCCGGAAGACCTGCTTGGGCTTGCCGTTCTCATCGAGGACCGGCTTCCCCGCCTCATCAAGCATGACCTCGGGAACCCAGCCCCTCCGGAGTCGGGTGTTGACGGTCGGACCCTCGATGATCCCGGCGCCGAGCCGGCAGGCGTCGTCAATCACGTCACGCGCGGCGGCGGAGAACCGGGACTCCGCGAGCTGGTCGGCGATCTCGCGCTCCATCCCCTCGCAGCGGCGCAGCGCCTCCTTCTGCTGGCGCTTCAGCGCGTTGAACGCCGCCTCGACCTGCGAATAGTCGGCGTCGGCCGCCGGCGCTCCACCGTCTTGCCCCTCGGCCGCTTCCACCGCGGCCTTCTTCTCGGCCATCTCATCGGCCAGGCGCTCCGTCTCGATCTCCATCTCGGGAACAGGCGTCGGTGAGATGTCCCAGCACTTCTCGTCAGTTGGGAACAGCATGTCGACGAGCTTCGCGGCCATCGCGTTCGTCTTCACGCGGGTCACGTTGACCACGACATCCGACCTGATCCGTCCCGCGGTGCGGAGCTTGTTCAGCTTCATCTCAAGGTCGCGGTCATGGAGCCCATGGAATCGGCGGAGATCGTTGAGCCACCGCTCTTCCACCGGCTGCTTCCGCCCGACCCAGATTCGCGCCTTCTGATCGAGCGCGGAGAGGACCGAGGAGAACCGCGCTTCACGGACGGCCTGAGCCTGCTCCTCGGTCGGCGCGTTGTCGTCTTCCTCGGGCAGCGGAACGGGTTTCAGCACGTCAATACCCCGCGGAATCGTCGAGGGTCACGAAGCCGGAGGGCTGCGCTTGGCGCTCGGTCGCCGGGACCGGCTGCGCGACGGCTCGGCCGGTCATCACGAGATAGCGGGTGCAGTTATGGACGATCAGTCCGCCCCCAACGGCGAAGGCGCCGATGCCGGGAACCGTCAGGCAATAGACATCAGCGCGGCCGGCTTCGGTTACGGACAAGCACCTTGGTAGCGCAGGGTCGGCTGCATGTGACTGTCTTCCGGTATTTGTTGACGCGGAAGACAGTCCCGCACTCGACGCACGTTCGATCGACATCATCGACGCCGGAAGCGTGACGCGCGCGGGTCTTGCAGGCATTGGAGCAAAAGCGATTGGTCCCGGTGTCTCGGACCACTGCCACGCAACCGCAGAACTCGCAGCGAATCCAGGTGTCCCTATGGAGGAGGTGCTTGACGTCCTCATAATGCTCTCGATGCCACGCCTGACCAGCGTCAGAGCCATGCCAAGCGCGCGCCGCGCTGACCGCCTCATCGGGAACGCCGCGCTGATGGCCGATCTGATGATGGGAGACATGATCTCCGTGCGGAAGAAGCGTGAGATTTTCGAGTGCGTTGTTGCTTCTGTCGTGATCGACATGGTGGACGTGAAATCCATCAGGGATCGGGCCGTGCGCGTCGGCCCAGACGCGCCGATGGAGGCGCTCCCCATCCCTCTGGAAGTATCGCCCGCAGAGATAGTATCGGCGGCCCCGATACTCTTGGATCGTGTCCGATATGACTGAGACTGACATTCAAGATCACCCATGCTGCTCGATACCGCAGTATGGCATGATTTCCCTTCCATGTCAGCCGCTTTGACCCATCCATCCGGGGTCAGAAACAGATGGTCGGGGGTGCAAAGGATGTCTCCATGACCAGCGAATGCGAGCCTCACGATCTTCTTGTCGCGCCCATAGCGGCGGCACTCCGTGAAGGGCGCCATCTGTCCGCCGACAGTTCGGACATAGCCTGATTGCCCCTCAATCTCCGCGATGCGCCGGAAACCTTCGCTTGTCTCGACGAGCGTATCGCCATGGAAGCAGTCCATGAGGTGGTCGTTCTTCTTGACGATCGCGCCCTTCTCATCCCGCCGGTAGATGCGATACTCGTCGATCCAGCTCACGAGCGTCCGGAACACCTTGAGCCGCCCGGTCGAGAGCGCCATCCACACCGCATCAATCCCGGCATGGACGGAGTTGTTCGCCATGCTCAGGTGCAGCCCGAGATTCTGGTAGTCCGCCAGCAACTGTTCCCCGTCGCGCTGGCTCCTGCCCCGTGATGCGGGGTCGATCACGCCCTTGATCCACTTCCCTCGCGCCATGATCGCCGCGGCGTGGATGCTCGCCTCCGCCTGGCCCCGGTAGTGCTCCGAATAGAGGACCATCGACCAGTCCGCGGGGTTCCACGCGCCCCAGAGGCAGGCCGTCCGGTTCCAGCCGACGTCCAGCGCATAGGCGCGCGGCCAGTAGTCCGGGATCATGAACGGGTCGATCAGCACCTCGGAGAGCGGGACCGGGTAAATCGCGCCGCTCCCGAGGCTCGGCGTGCCCTTGGAGCGCGCGTCGCGGAGATGCGGCGGCGTCGAGGCGAGGAGTTCCGCCTTGGTGCGCTCGTCGAGGTGGGGAACTGAGTCCCAACCGGCGGTTATCAGCGCCTTGGACGAGCTGATCTCGATCACGCCCTCCATCAGAGGTGCAGTCCCAGCCGATCCACGAGCGCGCGAGGAGCGACCCAGAGGTGATCGAACCCATCTTCGGCGTCCGGGCCGATGACATCGAGGAGCGCGGATTCCTCCCCCACGATCTCCCTGCGGATGCGGTCGGCTTCCCGGCGCTGCACCGGCTGCGCGGTCGGCGAGGAGATCGCGAGGTGCGCGCAGCCGTTCGGCAGAAGCCGGACGAGCACGGTGAACACCGCGTTGGAGTAGGCGCCGGTCACGAAGCCCAGCCATCCCTCGCCCAGCGCGCCGGGCTGGACATCGCCCTGCGCCCAATTCCCCCACTCGCCGGTGAGGCGGCGCTTCTTCGCCTCGCGGATCGCGGCCTTGCGCTCATGCCTCGGCGCGGCGTCGTCGAGCGCAGCGGCGAGCTGCGAGGCGGACCATGCGGCGGGGGTGTTCATCAGGAGGCCGCCACCGCGGAGACGCCATACGTCCCGTCGCCGTAGCGGGCGATCGAGATGCGCCGGTAAATCAGCCCGCCGGCGCCGAGGGGGTGGTCGGCCGTGTCGGCCGCGGCGCTGGCGCTCTGGAGCTGCACCGTCCAGTGACAGGCCGCGTCGGCGTAGATTTCGAGATACTGCGTCCCGTCCGGGATCGCCGCGCCGCCCTTCGCCGCGCCCCCGGAGAAGTCCACCTTGATCGTGGCGAGAAGCGTCTCCTCCTGGAGGACCGGCACGACAGTCCCGCCCGGCAGAATGTCAGCGCGCCCGTAACAAGCGCAGGTCAGTATGGACATTTCACTCGCCTCCTCGCGGCATGAATTGCAGGACCGTCTCGCTGAGGCCCTCCAAGGGCGTGAACGTCAGCATGATGATCCCCTGCGTCGTCGCTGTTCTGATCAGGCACTCGCCGTAGACATCGAGCGGCGGCTCCTCATCGAGCCAGATGCCGTGCTGCGTGGTGCCTTCGAAGCTACCGCGGCCCTGCTGATAGGACTTCAGCCCGAGGACGGACCATCCGCCCGAGGCGTGCCTGACCTTGATCGTGTCGATTAGATCGGCGACGCCCTGCTTCCACGTCCGATCCCCGAGCCGGTTGCCCGGCACGAGGCCGGTCCCGCTCACGCGCTTCGTCGCGCCGGAACCCTCGATCTCACCGAGGAGGATCGACTGCACGATGTCGCGCGTCGTCTCGTTCGTCTTGCCCGCCGCCCACCATCTCACGGGGCGGCTGAACCTTCGGCCGGGCCACCATGCCGGATAGTCGCCAGTCAGATGCAGCGCGGTCTCGTAGCCGCCCATCCCCATACTTTTTCCAACGCGATTTGCGGCCATCGCGCAGCGTTCCCGATAGCGCGCGCCGGCCTGAAAGAACGCCAGGTGCTTCGGGTAAAGCCTCCGGGCGTGGTAGGTCTTCCCGTCGATCTCCTGCGTCTCATCCGGGTAGAGCCGAGACAGTTCCATCCGTGAGGCCCGGCGCCTCAGTTCCTTCGCGATGGCGGCGAGACGCGCCGGGTCGAGGCGCTGAGGGGTGAGGTCGTTCACGACGCCTCTTTCTCGCCCTCCGCGAACCCGACCATCTTCCTCGCCTGCTCGGGCGTGATGCTGAGAGCCTGGGCCAGCTCAGAGAGGAGCGCGGCCGTGTCGGCGGACTCGATTGTCGCGTTCAGGTCGATCGTCGCACGGTCGCCGTAGCGGTCAGGGTCAAGCATCTTCGCCCTCCAGCGCCGATGCTGCGCAATCTCGCGAGCGCGAGCCACCGCGCCGGTCGTTGGATCGGCCGGCAGGCTCGTCAGCTCCTCCAAGCCCTTATCGTCCTCAGCTTCCGCAGCCATTTTCCGAGCCTCGCGCACGCGCGCGGAGCGGTCGGACGACGCAGCGATCCAGTCGGCAATCGCGGCTCTCGACACTCCAACCTGAGCCGAGATGGCGCGGAAGGTCTCGCCTTCTGCGAACATATGGCAGATCGCATCAACTCCGATGGCGTCGAGCTTTGCGGAAGCCTCACCGTTGGCGGGCTTCTTCTTGATCCTCTTCTCTCGCGGCTTCGCGACAGCGCGGCGCTTCGGACTCTTCGCGGGCTCGGCCATCAGATGTAAGCCCAATCTCCGAACAGGTCTGGGCGGCGGGCGGCGAGCGCGCGCATCTTCGCTTTCGTGTCCTCCCTGACAAACCCCTTTGAGAGGGAAACGCCGAGAAGGTGCCGAAGCCTCCACAACCGGTCTTTCTCTGGAGACTCCCGGCGCGCGGCGGCCACCTTGCGGCCGTTCTCGGCGCAGTTCGCCTTCCCTATGTAGCGAAGCGCGCCGTCGCGAGGGTCGATCAGGCCGTAGACGACGACAGGAGCTTCAGGCATCACAACGGGTCGATGTTCATCTTCTTGAGAAGATCAGGACCGGGCAGAACATAGCCACGGGCGCGGAGGCCAGGGTGGCCGGGGATATACCCGACGATACGCCCGCCCGCGACGATGGGCTTGCAGTTTTGCCTGTAGTGGAGGCGGAAGCCATCGCCGCGAGCGTCGGTGACCGCCTCGGTCATCTCAGCCCCGTTGTGCTCCGCGATCTCCCGGATTGTGGTCACGGTGAGGATGGGGTTGCAGCGGGTCGGGCGAATGGTGCGGACGCGGAGGCTGGCGCTCTTCTCGATCATTGCCATATACTCCCTTGCCCAACCTTGGAGAGACGATGCGCGCCTCTGGCCTCTACCACATGCTCATCGGCGCCGTTCTCGGCGCTGTCGCAGTCTATGGGGTTGGGGAGGCGATGGGGCCAGCGTCGTATGCGGAGTGCGCTGCGGAGCGGAGCCGGGGGGCTCTCACGAAGACCGAGGCGATGCTCCAGGTTCACTACTGCCGGAAGCTGTTTCCGAAGTAGGCACTGACTTCCAGACATTCTTCGGACTACCTCCGGTGAGGTGTCGCAAGGCGCAATCGCCGGGTCGGACGCGCTATCTGGTCTCCAGCCTCGCCGTCCTGCGACCGCGCACCGCGCGGCTGGCGTGAGTATAGGCGCGGCGCGGACTTTTCGCAACTGCGGATTGCGAGCGTGCATTATCCGACATGACGGCTGAAATATCCGCCATTTCCCCGGCGATTTGCGTCATTCTCCCTTGCATTGGCGGGAATAACCGCCATATTAGGCTCATAGGGACGCAGGGAGCGGCCCGGAGATGAGGAGAGAAACATGGCACTTCCGAACACACCCGCAGAAGCCCGCGCAATCCCGCTGGGCTCCCTCACGATCAGCGATGCGATGAACGCGCTCAACATGGCTGCGAACCAAGATGCGCAAATCGCC